ATATTTGATACTATCCGGATTCCATTCTCCTTGTAAATTAGTTATTAATGATTTAGTATCTTTAATCAAATTCTTTATATTATTATACCTTCCGCCTTTCTTCGAATAGAAATCTTTAATACTATCCACATTATCAATATTATTTTTGATAAGGTCTTTCAAGTCTTGATTCACAATATTTCTAGATCTAGAAGGAAGTGATTTAATTGTCTGATTTACCCTGGTTTCATATTTCTTTTCGGTTAAATAGTCATATAAATCTTCTGCTGTTTCAAATGAATTAATATCTTTATCAAGACTGGTATTCTTAATCATCTTATAGGTATCTTCAAGGAAACTCAGACTATTATCCTGAAATAACCATTCAGTAAATTTACCAAGGTATCCTAAATTACTTTTTAGTATATTCTTTAATTCAATATAGTCTTTATCATCATATGGGATATTATTCTCATCTAAGAATTTCTTAGCCTGCCTAACATTTTCGAATATTTTATACCTTTGGATATACATACCTTATATATTATCTTTAATACATAGAATATTTAATACTGTTCTTTGTAAGTGTTTATAATACTCTCATACTCTTCCATAACACCATTTCTAATACTATCAGATTTCCAATTTTGTTTCTCAATATATTTCTTGATTATTTTACCAAAATCATCAAAATTTATTGATTCTATATCAATATCAATATCTTCTGAATTATTACTTTCATTAACATCCTCTTTGGAGGTATCAACAACATCATTTATATAATCAACTCTTGAAAAACTTCCTTCTTCTAAATATTTTTCTATCTTTCTTCTTAGTTTTCTATTGTTTATAAGTAATGTATTTGAGATAGATAGATCTATATGATTTTCAATAGTATCTTTCATATTAATATTATCAATATCCTCTTCATTCACTATTTTCAATTTTTTAAATTGTGGTGATATTGAATTTGGGATAAATTCTTCCTTACCACTTTCGATATTTAAAATATAAACTCCCTTTTGATCACCTATATCATTCCTATCTAGGTGATATGGAGATCCAATAAATTTAAAGTTTTTATTTTCTTGTCGTATATGTATATGTCCTGAATAAACACTTTCATATGAAGCAAATGATTCTATATCAATTTTATTTGTATTTTTCCAAGCAACAGATGAAAGATGCATCCTACACCCGTTTAAATCACTATGACAAAACAGATAATCCGCAGGAGAGTATTCTTGTAAAAGTTTAACTTGGTTAATTTTACCATCTACCCATGGCATAAGAACTATCTTTTTACCACCCATTTCAATGGTTGTAGTTTTCTCATATACATTAACATTAGGAATCCACCTTAAAGATTTGGGTGAATTTATATCATTATTAGATTTATTATAAATATCATGGTTACCTATCATTAAATGTATCGGTAGTATTTCTGATATTTCTGATATTATTCTATCAACACTATTCAACACATTTATTGGTATTTGTGATCTATTATCATATAAATCACCTAAATGTATTAAAATATCGCCTGGTTCATATCTCTCTTTAATAAGTGGTATAAAGAAATCATCAAAATAATTTTCCATCATTTTTAACCATTTATCAGAATCTATTGGTCGTGTACCAAAATGGGTATCGGTTAGTAAAAAAGCTTTCATTATTTTTAGTGGTCATTTATTATTTATATAGATAAATAACCAAAAAGATTAAATATTGTATTGTTTATTTGAACTTTTATTGTATATTTACTTAAAAATTAAAATGATAACATCAGATAAATACGGTAGATGCTTACATGCTCACATTTCATTAGGGACAACTTCTGATGATAGGTTTATGCCTAGGAGCGGCATGACTTCTTGCATATACACCACTTTCTTTAAAACAATTATTTTGACCATCAAGTTTTTCTGTCATCACAAGACTTGGCATATCAGCGGTTAGCAGGCGGAAAAGCTTTAACATAATTATTGAAATTCCTACTCATAAGGAATCACATGAGATTGAATTTATAGTTGAAGATTAAAAATAGATAATAAATGTTAAAAGGTTATTGATTATCTGAAATGTTTTACTATATTTGATGTAAATAAATATTAATCACAACAAAAATAAATATTAATGAATATATTAAAATTAACTGATAAATTCAAGGCAGGTAAACATAAAGGTAAAACTCCATCAGTAGTAGTCAATAAAGGTGAGAGTAAATATTTAAATTATTTCCTCAGATTCAACAAGGAATATAGACTACATAAAGATGTTATTAAACACGCTCAAAGTAAGACTCAATTAAATATGAACAAAACCATGATTGAAGTTTTAGAGTATATTAATTCAAAATTATCTAAAAAATTACTTTATCTCAACAAAAGAAAAAGACTTAAATCAATTTTTACTAATATTAAAGCACATAAAAGTAAAAAGGAAACCATCACTTTTGATATTCCATTTGGTAATAAAAAAAATGAAATTAAAGTGGGTCGATTTGTAAGAAAAATATTCGAATTAAATAAAGTAAATGGATTCACCGAAAGAGATATTGAATTATTCGTAAGTTCATTTTATTCTAATGTAGGATCACCTTTACTAAAAGATGCATACTTTAAGGTTGTTAGTGGTGAAAAAATAAGGGAATATTATCTTGAAGATAATTACCATAGTAGAAGTGGTAGTTTAATTAGATCTTGTGCAAGATATGATTATTACCAAAATAAGTTAGATTTCTATGTCTATAATCCTGAACAGATCCAAATGTTAGTTATGTTAGATAAAGAAACCAAAAAAGTAAAAGGTAGAGCCATTATATGGAGAAATTCAAAATTCATAGATTATGGGGGTAATGTTTCTGATTGTGTTTTTATGGATAGGATTTATACCAACAATGATAAAGATATTTCACTTTTCAAGGCTTGGGCTACTAAACAAGGATATATTTATAAATGGAAACAGAGCTACTCTAATAAAACAGAGTTTATTATTAATAGAGAGAGAAAGACTGGTTATGTTTTTTCAGAAGTAGATAAAACAGATGTTAATAGACCTTACTTTGATACAATGGTTGATGGGTGTCTATTTGGAGTTGACACTAAGAAATTCATCGGTAATTCATATGATGGAGTAGATATGATGAGAAATTCAATAGGGGCAACATAGGCGGAAGAAAAGGCTGGATAGTAATATTATAAATAAAGAGGTGTGGAATTAATCCCACACCTCTTTATTATCTATTGGTTTAGATATTACTTTTTAAATATTACTTTATATTCCTCTGGAGCATCATCTAAATTAAGTACTCTGGCTTTAATAGTATTTTCTTTATTATTGATTGACTTTTGTAATCTATGGTGACCATCCAATATCATTTCATACTTACCGTCCTTTTCAGTGATAATTATAGGATATTTCAAATCAGAAGCTTCGGCTCTTTTTTTTGTTGCTTCATCCTTTTTATCCTTATGGATGCACATATCAGCAATTTCATCCACTGGTATTTCAATAACCTCGTCTTCCATGTAATCTTCTACATCAGAAATTGTAATGGTAACTTCTTCACCATCCACATTATCTGTCCAAGAAGTTCCTTTATAATCTTCACAATTTTCCATGAAGCTTTTTAAGTGTTTAAATCCCATAATAATATTTTTTTATACCTTTATATATTAATATTATTTTTTACTTTTATTTATTCATCATATTCATCATGTTGAATATATTCTCTCTTATATGGGTGCATTTTTTTACCATTGATTGTCATAGTTTGCATTTCCTCACCCTCGTTTTCTTTTTCGAAGGATGAATCCTTAAATACTTTAGATAAAAAATTAAGATCTCCTAAAAGTCCACCATACTTATCATCAAATTTATCTCTACCCCATTCGGTATGTAATTTCATATTCAATATAAATTTTGTTTGATTTTTTAATTGATCATTGAAATCTTCTATACCAAATTCTTCTTTCATACCAAATAAATAGTGGTATATGTGGTTATCATCATTAAATGACATCATATCACAATCTCTTATTATCTTTTGTTGGATATTTAGATCCATATCTTTATATGGGAATTCAGTAGCTTCTATAATATCTATCACATTTCTTCGAAACTTACTTTCACTCTCTCCTATTTCACCATTATTATAATCTATCCAAAAAGATTCAAAACTTAAAATGCTATTTGATATATTTTCACTATCAGTTAATTCACCACCTGAATGGTTAACATCATGAAATAAAGCAGCAACACATAGTTCTTCTTCTGCGCTATCTCTTAGAGTTTCATTTATTTTATAGTAATTAGAAGCATAATAAGCATTAGTAAAGACTAACATTATATGTTCCATATTATGATATGGTAAGGTATTGGATTTAGAATTTATTGAAATATACTTAAAGGCTTTTAAATATAAATCATTTGTTTTTAAAATATTTATTTTCATATATCCTATCTTTTTTATTATTATAGGGTTAAGATATGGGTTTGTTGGTTAATTATTAACTAATGATTAATATCGTATTCATCACGGATAGAATTATCTAATTCAACCTCATCATCAGTTTCTAATTTACCATATTTAATTTGATACCAAGAGATAATATCACTTAAAACTACATCTTCTGCTTCACCATGTCCAAATTCACAATACCAATCAAATTCTGATTCATATTCTTCTTCCCAGTCAGAATCTACCCAACAACCACCTATAATCTCCTCATCGATCATTTCTTTAACTTTTGATTCAGGATATTCTTCCCTTACCTTAGATGAAGCCGAAACTACATCAAACTCCTTATTTTCAAACATTTTAAATTTCTTTAGATATCCCATAGTAATTAATAATACTTATTTTAAGTATATATTAAAAGTAAAAAAGAGTATAATTAGTTTTAATTATACTCTTTTTTAATCTATCCGTAATAGGAAGCCTAGTATTTCGTTAGGTTACTTAAACTTATTAGCCATTCCACTCATGGAATTCATATAAGATGATGGATTAAAGCCACCCATACCTGACGATTGTTCATCTTGTTGTTTCTTTTCTTGTTTACCTTCTTCTTCTGAAATATCATTTATTATTTTCACAATCTCTTCGAACATCCAAAATGCCCAATTATCGATTGTTGAATCTTGAAGATTATAATGTTTATACATTAAAACTTTATTTTTTAATAAACTTGTCAAAGGAATTGTCATCAACGAAAATACCTGAGGCTCCTCTGGGAAATACCATATCCGTATAGACCTCTGTATTACAAGATTTACACACTGTTTTTAGTTGCTTTATACCAAATTTCATTTTATTTACTGCTGCATTTACAAATTGGAATGATTCCATTTCGAAACTTTGGAAGTCTTTTAATTTCTTTTTAATCCCCTCATTTGAGATGTTATTTCTATCAGTAAGAGTAAATGGAATTATTTTCAAGAAACTCATATTTGGCGGATTTTTTTCTTTATATTCATCCACTATATGAGTTGTGAAACTTTTCTGAATACCAATATTTGGTGGAGCTATTTTGAAAACATCATCATTTTTTGTCTCAAAATAAAACACTTTCTCTCCCCTATCGAAGTAAGGTTCTATATCTGAATCCATCTCATGATAATGAAATGATTTCCTTCCTAATTCTATTTCATTTGTTTCACCACATGAGCATTTAGCTTTAACAAAAAGTCCATTTCCTTTTTGGAATGTTAACTCTCTAATTAAAAAGATTAAGTAAAATCTATCACCATCTTTGATATCTAAATATGACCCCATAGACCCATCAGAATATTTAACTCTAACACATGAAGCTATCATATCATTCATCTTTTCAACAATATCATAAAAGTTCTCATCATCAACCATTGAATAAGCTTGTATTTCTTTAACTTTAGCTGGACGAACCATCACTTTTGTACCATCTGGATAGAACACACCTAACGGTAAATCCTTTGTATCAAAATGAAAATATTCTAATTCTGAAGATCTTTCGGTTTCATTAGATTTAATATTACCTTTAAATGATTCTTCATCATCGGACTTATTATTAACATCTGTTTCCTCAATGTAATTCCTTAAAAATTCATCTTTTGTTTTTTCTTTATCCTTTTTTTCTTTATCGTTTTCTTTACCCATTTCTTTAAGGTTATTTTTATTATTAGTATATATAGTATTTAACTTTCTTTCTCTATCAATTTTATAAACTTTAATATATTTTTTCAATAAAAAACTCAATGGAAATAAATGTAATTTATAATGAGGATTGTAAAACAACACTCAGTAAAATACCAGATGGTATAATTGATGGTATAATTACCTCACCTCCTTATAATATAAATACTGAAAGAAGTGATGGTTATTATAATAATGGATATTCGGAAATTGATGGGTTAAGTGAGAATGATTATTTGGATGTTAGAACAAATGAATTTATAGAATTTTCAAGAGTTCTAAAGGATAGAGGTGTTATATGTTATAATATTTCTTATGCTAAAGAGAACCCTATACTACCAACCCTTTTAGTTTCCAAAATACACAATGAAACAGATTTAACTATTGCTGATATAATTTGTTGGAAAAAACCACATTCTATGTCTTTTCAAACATCACCAACAAAATTGAGTAGAATAACTGAACTTATTTATATCTTTGTGAAGAAAGATTCTTTACATAATTTTAAAACTAATAAAAAGGTGAGTAAGGTTAATAAAAAAACAGGTCAGAAATTCTACAAAAATTATGTTAATTTTATAGAAGCTAAAAATAATGATGGTATAAAGTGTCAATTAAAAGCTTCTTATTCACAAAACTTAGTTGATAAATTGATAGATATTTATTTCCCAGATGATAGTTTGATATATGATCCATTCACAGGTATAGGAACTACCCAATTAAGTTGTATTAATAATAAATGTAAGTATATAGGTAGTGAAATAACAAAAGATCATTATGATATATCTATTGAAAGAATTTCAAAATTGAAAGAAGTATGAAAAATCCAGAAAAAATCTATATTGTTAAGTCTAAATTTGGGCTATCTAAGTCATATAAGATGATACATTTTGCTAAAAAGAAAATGAGAAGTGATTCTGATATACTATTAACATATGAGATTAAGAGTGAAGAAACTTTAAAATCAATAAAAAGGGGTATTAGGTTATCGAAAATATTAGGATCAGAATCATTTCCTACCAAATTGGAAAGTGATGTTATATCTATTTTAAAAAAATATATTCCATTATACCAAAAAGAAATAAATAAAATAATTTCATCAAAGGATTTAAAAAGATTTGTTATTAATAATAAAAGAAAATTAATTATTAATATGACTTCTTTAGATGAATTTAAAAAAATATTAAAAATCCATAATTTTAGGGATCATGGATCTGGTATAAGTGATGGAAAAATACATATGTTTAAATTAGCTAAGGTGTTTAATAAATCATAATACAAACAAAAGACCCCCATAAAAATGGAGGTCTTATTATATTTTAAAATAAAGTGTATTATACTTTAGTTTCCTAAAATATTATTAGGGGTTATTTCAAAATCATTATCAATGTATTCATCAGTCCAGTAATCAGATGTAAATTTGACCTCCACTGGTTCGATAATGGAAGTATTTTGAGTCCAATCTAAAGTTGTTCCACCTATACCCATTAGTTGTGAATTATGGTATGTTACCCTTCTGATAACAAATCCTTTCTTATCATGTTGATTGACTACTACTGTCCCAACAAGGTCTCTTTTATACATTGTTGACCCATTTTGTGAATTCCATGCTTTATCATACCAAGATTTTAAAGTGTTCCATACAAATACTGCTCCATCTTCATTAACATTCATATTAAATTTAATCTGAAAATCCATATGGGTGTCCTCTGGAAGAGTTAAATATCTTCTTGTAGAGAATTTAAACCTTTGTTGTGTAGCATTAATATCTGGTGTTAATGGTAAATCAACATTAGTAGCGTTTTCAAGCATTACTAAGGGATCTCTTCCTTCATCTTGAAGTAGGGATGGTAAAACAAATGTTATCTCAAACAACGAAGGATAAACTGGTTCAAAGTTTACATTTGTGCTTTGGAGTTGAGTAAAGTGTGGTAATGGCATAATTTTATTTTTATTTTTCTTTGTTATATTATATATTATATATTAAAACTCATTTTACCTCAACCTATTATTTAGTCAGAAAATATTAAATTTTAATACCTTTGAAATATAATCTATATATTAAAATACTTATACTTATAATGGTGAATAGACGAAACTTTTATACTCATTTTAACTATAAAATAGTAATAAAAATAAATATATTATATGAATGAAAAACAAAAAATATTTGATGAAATGATCCAGTTATGGTCAACATTCGAAGAAAACCATAACGGTAGTACTAAAGCATCAGATGGTAGAGCAAGAAAAGCTTTGGGTGAGATGAAGAAATTGGTCACTCCATATAGAAAAGCTTCTGTGGAATCTAATAAATGATGGATATAACCATCATAAAGTCAATATTTAGTAATTATTGATGGTTTTACCCATCATAGTAATTATTAAATACTACAAACTAAAAACCACAATCTTTATAAGATTGTGGTTTTTAGTTTGTGATTAAATATCTATTACCAATCATTTTACCCATATCCTTTTGTATATTATAAATATTGTTCAATATAATGTTCTATACGGGCACTATACCTTCCTTCTATATTAGTGACTTTTAAATCTTGTTCAATTTCGCCTATAATTTCTGACATCAAAACATCTTGTGTGAAATGGGTATGTGATTCATACCATTCATACTCTGAATCATATTCTTCTTCATCCCAATCATACATTTGAGATATCTCCATTTTTTTGTTATCATAATCTATAACATCTAGGTACTTTTTAATTTTAGACCATTCAGTAAAATCCACAAAATCATGATCCTTCCGATCAATAGTCGTGGATTTGCTTCTACTTTCGTTAAAATTTTTAAATGTTTCCATATCATAATGTTTTTATTCTTCATCTGTCTTCCAAAGGTTATCTATTTCATCCCATTGGTCTTTAGTCATATCAGAAGGTGAATCTACACCAAATTCTTCCATTTTATTTCGGAAAATAGTATGGTAATTATTATCCTCTTGTTCATCTTCAGATACCCAACCTCTATTTATATCTTCCCATTGGTCATTAGATATATCGGAAGGTGAATCTACACCAAATTCTTCCATTTTATTTCTGAAATATTCTTTATAATCTTGATCATTATTCTCATTTAAAGATTCATTTGTTTTCTCAAAATCTTTTAAAATATCTTTCACCCAATTAAGTGATTTAAGTTCACCTAGCATGGAAGTGATTTTTTTTTCATCAGATTTCTCTTTATGTAATTCTTCCATCTTTTCATCTATTTTAAGGTTTAGTATATGTAAAATAGTTTCGGTTTCAAGTTCCGATGATACATTTTCATTAAGTGAGTTTAAAAATGGTCCAATTTTCTTATATAGATTCATAATTATATTAAATTATTTTTATTAAGGTATATATTATATAAATAACTTCATTTTGTGATTCTGAAAGGACTCGAACCTTTAACCTACGCCTTAGAAGGGCGTTGCTCTATCCAATTGAGCTACAGAACCATGGTGGGTAGAATCAGACCTAGGTTTCTGTCTACCGTGACTATGTTTCATTTCTCATTGTTTCCAATGCTGTACCCAACGGTATCACCAAACGAAAGAGGATTAACATAACACTCTTATGTATATATTTAATATGATTAGAGCAAGGTGTCTGATTTGAACAGAATCTTCATACTGGAAGTATAACGCTTTATACTTAAGCTACACCTGCATTTATTAGTTATATTAAATAAAAATAAATTTGTTTAGTGTTTAATTATTAAATACCCATTTTTTATTTCCACAACCCCAAATTCTATAACTACCAACATCTTCATACATTATTTCCCTCTCAGACTTTTGTGGATTATGTCCCATTTTCAACAAATTACTTTTCCTAAAATTATAACGGTGTTCTCTTTTTTTATCGATCACCCAATAATAATTCAATTTTACTTTCTTATCTTCTAATTCAAATCCTAATTTTTCATATAGGTTACCATTTGAATATGAGTTATCTGAATATGATATTATGGATTTTGGTTTATGATTTCTATTAAAAAATTTAAATAACTTAGAAGCTCCTCCTATAACACTAGTGTTTAATTTATTACAGAATCGTATTAATTCAAAATCATTTTCATTACCCATAGAATATCTTAATTTACCGAATGTCATCAGTGATACTAATTCATTTTCATAAAACAATCCTATTTTAATCTTACTACCGACAAATCCTTGTATATGATTATCATTTAAAAACTTTCTAATAATCTTATTATCAGTAATTTCCTTAACTTCACACTTCCGTGCATATACCCTATTTTCTATTTTATTTAATTTATTAAGTATCATAGATCGTATAATATCCCCATTATATACAAAATCATCTTCCCATATATGGATTAATTGAATTCCTATATCTTTACACATCTTTGTCTTTTTATAATGGTAATCTTTATCTTTATTTAATTCGGAATGCCAATATAATCCATTGAATTCTATAGCTATTTTTAACTTAGGTATGTATATGTCAATTTCATATGGTGATATCAAAGATCTATCATTTGATATAATTTCATTTTCATAACTTTCTGATATAAAGTTTAATAATTGGATTTCTAATCCACTATTTCCTTTACTTATTGGGTTACACTCAGTACATATTTCAGTTTTATTTCTTACTGTTCTATCATATAAAAGGCTATTATTTATTTCAAAAATGTTTTTACAGTTTGGGCACTTAACTTTAGATGTTAATCTATTATTGATATCTTTTCGATTTATAACTTCAATTAATTCATAATCCCTTGGTAGTTTATCTAATATTTTTGATGTATATGATTCTACTCTATTTTCTAATGAAGATACTACCGTTTTATTATGTATTTCGGAATTCCCCCATGGATGTTCTGATCCATATCTATCTAATGAGGTCATTTTATAACTTTCTTTCCATGAGTCTATATTTTTTTTGAAAGTCTCTTTTCTGATTTCTTGGAAACTTTCTAATTTAGATATATGATCAACACCATATTTGTTTTTTACAGTATTGATTCTTTTTTTATTAACTTCACTATAGTATTTATCATCTCTTGAATCATAAATATTCCGAACCTTTTCTTTAATGTCTTTATTTAAAGATGCATGTTTTACTCCATATTTCTCAATATTACTTTTTTCTTTTTTCTTTATGATATCAGGATCAAGACCTATACATTTATTACTACAGTAATTATAATACCCTACTTTTGAGTTTTTAAACTTAACCCTATTATCACAACCAGGGTTTTTACAGTAAACATGATCATGTATGTTACTAACCCTATGGTAGACCCTTTCTTTAAATGGTAAGTCTATATTATTAGAAAAGTTGATTATTTCATTATAATCAACATTATAATTTTTAATAATATATTTTTCTTTTGTCATTTTACCAGATATATTATTATTCTCAAACTCATATATAAATTCATCACTTAACATATAATAGTTATTTTTACTTATATATTAAAAACTCCTATATGTGTTTATAAAAAAAGGGGAGAGAATATTAAATCCTCTCCCCTTTTGTTTTATTTCGTTGAATATTTTTATGCAAACCCAGATGATGCAATACCACCAGTACTTGTAATTGTAATGTTATTTACAATTATTCCTAAACCTTTCGTTGGTTCGAGATATGTATCAAGTACACCTATTTGATTATCAATTAACTGTTCAGTATTATTTTCCGAATCTATCTTATTAAAGAAGTTGAATAACCCATTTTGGTTAACATATTTCTCACAAATATTATCTGCTCTCAATTTAATCTCTGCTCTTATCTCTGGTGTGTTAAATTTCCATTGGAAATTAAGTAACATTGCTGATAATTCTTGTTCAATTTCGATAAGAACTTCACGAACATGAATAAATGATAGAGCTGATCTAACAAATGTTTGTGCTGTGTTCTCTGTTTCAATAACAAACCCTCTGTTTCTTTTACTAACAATTGGGTTAGCTTTCATTTGATTGAAGTTTATAATATCTTCACCATTGAAATCCTTTTCAAGTCCAGCAATACCTGTTATCTGACCATTTGTAACACCTGCTGATATAGTCCATGGTCTTATATTTGTTTGAGTAGTATTGAACTTCCTCAAGTATGTACTAGCTACATATGCAGCTGGTGGGAAATTCAACGGTCTACCGTTATCATTTACTGATAAATAAGGTGTGAAATACCCAACAGATGTAACACCTGTTCCCTCTGCAAAAGAGTAAAGGAAAGCTGGATTGCTTTCTGGATCACCACCTTGTCTTATAAGTTCTGTTTGAGCAACCCCTTCATCATCTACAAAAGATGGTGATGTGGAATTTTTAAACTGTTTCATACTCGGCATATTTATGAATCCGAAGCAATCTAATCTTTCTCCACAGATATCAACAAGTTGTTGTTTAGAAAATTCAGTAAGACCATTACCGAATGAATCTATTAGATATCTAAATCTAAGATTATCTTTATCCGTAACCGCTTTATACATATTAGTTCCTTTTTCAACTAAATTTAAAATATCATTTTGTCTTTCTTCTGTTCCATCAGGAATAGAAGTTTGTTTGACTTTAAATCCACTCATTCTGAACCCTTTATATATGTTAACATAATCATCAATTTTAGTGAATCTTGTAGTCTGTAAGTCACCATTGAAATCATATTTCTTAATAGATGCATCACAAGTTATTTCAACAAGATCAGTATTAGCTGGATATAATTTCTTACTAATAATCCTTGTTATCCTTTTAGGTACTTCACCTATCTCTAATTGACTCTCATCTATATCAGCAAGCAGGTAATCACCTATCTTAACTTCAATGAACCTTTGACCATCTACAAGTATTTTATTTGGTACTTGTATATATCCTGCCGGAGTTTCAATCTCAACAGTTTGTTGGAAATTTGTTTTTTGGGATACCACAGATATCTCTATGTTATTAGTTATATCAATAGGGTTAGGTGATTGTAATGGCTGATCTTTAAATTCAACACTCAAAATACCACTATTATTAAAGTACATCTGTAAGTAAGCTAAATCATTAGCATCCCAAACTTTTTCTACTCCTGTAACAGTTTCTTTTATATCTGTTGTATTACCACTTGTGTTTTCAACTACTCTAAATGCATATTTATCAGTAGTTGATCCATAAACACCTTCGTTTAGTAAATCATTTATCCAGTTTGAATTATCACTTATTGTGAAAACCCCACCATTTAGTGTTGATTCAGGTATCACAACCCTATCATTTGAATTAAATCCTATTGGATTTGATGAAGTTGTATCTTCAAATACTATATAATCAAATCCGTTACTGTCCACAAAATCAACATTATATGATGTAGATATTAGATTCTTATAGAAAAAGTCTTTTGTATTAACTATACCATCTCTATATTTCTCATAGAAATCAGAGTGTTTAGCAACAATACCTTCTTGTGTAGTTGGTAAACTATTAGTTGTTAATAAAGAATCTGTACCTAAGATAAATTCATCATCTTTTATATAGATGGTTAAATTGAATGTACCTGGAGAACCTGTACCTATATCATTCATATCATTTTCATCAAGACCAGTAACAAGAGTAAACGCTTTATTCACAGATGATAATGTCTGTATATCAGTAATACTCATACTTTCTAAAGAAGCTTTAATATTACCATCAATTAAAAGTGTCATCTCATCTTTATTAGGTCCGTTTAAATAGTTTATTAAATTATTAAACATTTTAAATCTTCTATAAATTTCATAGTCATTAGGATC